CATTTCTTGCTGGTGCGCTCCCCCGCTCTTCTTCTTCATTCTTTACTTTTCCTTTCTTTTCTTTAGGTTGCACCTGTGCTTCAACGTTTGGTTTAAGCTGTGCTTCAAGCTGTGCTTCTTTCTTCTTCCGGCGCACCTCCACGGAACGCTTTCCGCCGAGCCTTCCGCTGTTGCGCCTCTCGGTCACGTACTGTTCGCATTCAACGGGGTATCCCCACAGATGAAGGGAGCCGGAAACGAATGACCAAAGTGACGACTCGGCCATGACCTCGGACTTGGTGATCCCGCAGGTCTGCATCCAGCGGCGGTCGCCCCAGGAAGCGCAGTCGAGAATCACGCCGCCCGTTTCATGCTCGGCGCAGTAGAGCATCAGGCAAAACCACGAAGCCCGGATTACGGGTTCGCACCCGATGAACTCCGGCGCGGTCCTCGTTTTGGTCGGAATGCTGATCCATTTCATGTAAAGCCAATCGCCAAAATTGTTTCGCCCCATCCGCAGGAAAGATGCGCTTGACCGAACCGGAGCAACAGTCCGGCAGTCGCACGGCTTCGGTCGTGCTAACGCCCGTCCTCGGCCTCCAAATGCTTCAGCAGACGCAGAATCGCTTCCTTGGGGGCCGTCTTCCATTCCGCCGGGTCGATTCCGATCTTCACGCAAGCCTTCACGAACCCCTTCGGAAAAGCCTCCTGCCGCCCCTCCAGCGCGAGGACGGCGTTCTCCCGCTCCACGTCAAGGGTATGCCCCTCGGACGCCTCCTGCGCGACGCTGGACAGGTCTGCGGGGCATTCGTCGGCGTTCGGTTCGGCAGAAACCGGCTTATCCGCCTTCTTGGCCAGCTTCTTGGCCAGCTTGGCCGTGGCCTCTCCAACCTGGACAGCCTCTCCGGGGTCGCCCTCGACGGAGTGGATTGGAGCCAGCTTGGCGATGTCCCGAGCCTCGTCCTCGTCGTAGATGCCGGACAGGGAGAAGGCGTAGCGCCCGCATTGCATGAACGCCTTGTGCCGAAGCATCCGGCGAGGCATCGTGTTCCACGGAGCCGTTGGACGGTAGCACTCGGCGTAGTATTCGGTGATCTGCGTCGGATGTTCCCGGCCCTTGACGTGCATTACGCACGTGACTGACAGCGGCTTGCCCTTCTCGTCGCTGACTTCCGTGAACTCCACCCCGTCGAAACCGGGCTGGGCATTCACGATATGGCACCAACCGTCGATTCCGACGATGGGAACAACGCCCTTCTGCGGGTCGGCAAAGGCGTGGATTTCCCGCGTGAACGGGTTCAGCCCGTACTGGTTCGCAACCATGCAAAACGCTGCCACTTCCTCATTTGTGGCCACGCGTCCATCCTTGGTCGGCTTGATGACCGTCCCGCGCAGGACTTCCACCAGCTTGGCGGGTTCGATGGCGAACCGCTCTCCGAGCGCGATCAACGGGCTGGCCTTCGTCGCCACCGCCAGCGCGGTTCCATTCTGTTCATTGTTCATTGTTCATTCTCCTTTATTTGTTTGTCCAACACCTACGACCGGACGCTCAATGACTCGACCTTGACGAACTTGACGCCCGGAACCTTCGTCGCTCCCTTGGTGGCGCGGGCGAAAGCGTCCGCCGCCTTCTGGTCGAACACCAGGAACGACGCCGCCAGCGAGCCCGGAACCGCCGCCGCGATGAGCGCGGCCATATCGACGCACTCCGACTTCCACGTCGTGCGCAGGGAAGAACCGCAGGCTTCCACGACCGGAGCCTCGACGGCGATGACCGGAGCCGCGACCGCCGCCGCCTGTTCCAGCCGTTCTTGAATCTTCTCCGGCGTCTTGAGCTTGGCCGCTTCCTTCTCCAACCGTTCGCGCTCGCGCCGTGCCGCCTCATCTGCCGCCGCCTGCGCTTTGCGCTGGATTTCCTCGGCCTTGACGCGTTCGAGCTGTTGCCACGCCAGAACCTTTCCCTTCACGGAGGTTTCGGCTTGGTCGATGATGGCCGTGCCCTCGTTCTCCTTGGCGCAGATGGCCGAGTGCGCCGCCTTCGCCGCATCCTTCAGCGGCTTCCAGTAGTCGCACCAGTTCTTGCGGATGCCCTTGATCTCCGAAAGGCGCGTCATCGCCGCGTCGGCGTCGGCCTTCGTCGCCACCGCCAGCCGTTGCGCCCACGCCAAGACGCTGTTCGACTGCTCCTTCAACTGCACAACCGCTTGCTCGTTATCGTTCATCTTCATGCTCCTTTTTTCTGGTTTATCTTGTTCGCTTCCAAAAATCCGTAGACCGTCAAAGTCGCCATGAACAGAGCCTTGCACCGCGCAGGCTTGAAGGTCGTCATGGAGTAGGTTCCGTCGCCGTGAAGTTCGATGGAAGCGCAGGTCTTGACGGTGGTGCGCTGTTCAATCATCGCCACGTATCCGCCAAGCTGGACGCAATCGACCGGATCGGCGGAGCACTTCCAGTCCCACAGGTTTCCGTTGAAGAAGAAGTCGTACGTCCCCGCGTACCGCAGGACTGGATGGTGGACGGCCATCTCCACTTCGGCGTTCTTGGCGAAGTCGCCCGCGTTCTCCACCACGCACCGCGCCGCCGCCTCGACGTATCCGACGATGCGCGGGTCCAGGCTGGCCATGTCGAGGTTGCCGGTCAGGAGCATGGCCACGGCCTTGTGGACTATCGACCCTCGCCGGAGATACCAGTCGTCGGCGTAGTGCTGGCGCGGGATGACGCGGGACACGATCTGCGTGACGGACGGCAGGACGGCCCCGTCCACGGTGTAGGTATGGGTTACAGGATCGAAGTTCACAGCTTGACTCCCTTGCGCGTGGCGACCACGGCCTCGTCCAGAGACTGGCGCAGTCCGCGCAGGACGATGGACGCCGACACGAGCGCGTGACGCTGGGTGTCGCTGGGCGACAAGGCGCGGACCCCGTCGGACAGGTTGCGGTCGAACCTGCCGAGGCCGGAGGACAGGTTCTGCGCGAACAGAGCCGCCGTGGCCTTGGACTTCTTGGTGGGCTTGCCGGACATGGTCATTTCCTCGACGACATGGGGTTGTAAGCAGGCCGGATTCGGTAGGCGTTTGCGGATTGCATCGGAATGAATGGGGCGACGTTCAGCCAAGTAACCCCACAGCAAAGCTGGACGTTTCCGCGCCCATGCTCGTCGATCATCAGCGACCGCGCAGGCTTGGTCATGGCGGCGAATGGCATGCACTTGCGGTTTCGGCACTCGGCCAGCAGGCGGGGATTCCAGAAGGCGGTCATGTATCTGCCCTCAACTCCCGCACCTCGAACAGGCTGTTCCACTCGTCTCGTCGGGACATGATGTGGCGAGCGATGTAGGCGCGATGGCTGTTGTTCAGCGTGTAGCCGTACTCATCCTTCACGACCATCCCGCACCGCAGGGCGCGAGCCGTGACGGTCTTGATGCGCTGGCGTTCAAGCTCGAACAGAAGGGCGACAGAGATGGGAATGCCCGTGCGCTTCCAGACCTTGGCGTACTGCGAGGCCAAGGCGTACAGGTCGCGCATGACGTGCCTCCCACCAGCCGAGTGAATCCACCGCTCGGCACGGTCTGACAGGGAGTCGGTGACGGGCAGGGTTCCTTCGAGGATGCTCACGATTCCTCCTCCTGTATTTTGCACCCGCACTTGATGCAGTACTTGGCTTCCATGCCCGTGACGGTTTCCATGAAGAACTCGACCATGCCGCAGGACGATTCGTAGCGGACCATCCCGCCTTCGTTCACGCCGCCGCGGGTCCAGACGCACAGCCCCTCGTCGTGGGTGACGCGGTAGGAGCGTTCGACGATGTCGAGCGCATCCGCCAGCCCTCGCGCCCGGTGAGCGTCGTGCCTGACGACGACGTTCAGCTCCATCTTGAGCTTTCCGATCAGCTTGTTGCGGTCGATACAGACGGCGTGGTTCACGGCTTCACCTCCGGCTTGTCCTGCACCAGCTCGACGTGGACCGGAGAAGGCTTGACGCCGACGTCGGAGAACTTCTTCATGGTCGACACGAATGCCTTCGTCTCGTCTCGGTGGGCCGTGAACGCCGGGAACGTCGTCGCCAGCGAATGGATGTTGAGCAGGCGGTTCCGTGCGTTGCGGGCGATGGCGATGGTCTTCCACGCCATCCAGTATCCGGACCCAGGCCACCAGCGGCGGGACTGCTGCGGGAACACCGAATAGATGCGGTAGTCGAAGACGAGGTCCGAGATGGCCGAGCCGATAAAGACGCCCAGCAGGATGAATGCGATGGCCGTCATTGCAGTCCCTCCATTTCGTCATAGCCTTGCGGCATCGGAACGGACAGGCTCTCGATCGCCGCTTGGATTTCAACGATCTGCGACTGGACGAAGCGGTAGTCGTCGCTCGGCCCGGACTTCGGCACGATCATGCCTGCGGCCAGCGCACCGCAGAAACAACCGCCCCCCATCACGCAACCCGTCAGCCACGCGGCCAACATCACCTGGAAGAAATGCTTCATGCTTGCTCCTTGATTTTTCATTTCCTAGATCCTGCGTCCGGACGGCTTCGCGTTGCGAAACCCGGTCGCCCCCTTGTCCAGATACGTTCTGAAATCGTCTGCCCTTACGCGGACGCTGTTGCCGCCGAACTTGAGCGAGGCGATGACGCCCGTCTTGATCAGCTTCTCGCGGACCCAGCGCACGGGACGCCCGATCACGATGGCGATGTCGGCTGGCGACAGCATCCGGTCGAAGCCCTTGACCTTGGCCTGACCGCCGGGAACCAGCGTCGATAGCTCGTTCATCGCCTACGCCTTGGACGACGGGATCGCTTCCAGAAGAATCTTGTCGGTCCCGGCCATCAGCGGACGCACCTTTTCAAGCGCATCCGTGTACTGGTCCAGTTGGGTTTGCGCCCGGTCCACGTTCAACACGCGGATCAGACGCCCAGCTTCCAGCTTTTCAAACGTGGCGTTCGTTGACTTGATGTAGACAAAATCGCCGTCGTTCTTCGGGACAGCGATCACGCTTGGAAACCCGAACAACTCAAGTTGTCCGCTTTCGTCCGTGGTAGACCGTGCGACATCCCGCACGAGTTTCAGAACGGCACTCAAGGCCAGTCGCGGATACTCCAACTCGACGGCGGTTCTGTTCGCCTTGATGATGTGATCCGCAAGCTCCGGCAGGCGCACCTCCAAACCGCTTTCAATCGCCTTGCCCCATTCGTAGACAACGATCTCTCTCAATGAACTCATTTCGTGATTCTCCTGTATTCTTTTGCAAAATCGGCCAGCCAGCCAGATGCCTCCTCAATGGAATCAATCGCGTCCGCTTCGACTTCCCCCTTGTGGCGGCGAGCGTATTCCGTCGCCTCCGGCAGCTTGCAGATATCCCGAGCCAGCCGCTTTAATTCCCCGCGCTGGCGCATCATCTCCGGCGCGTACTGCGCTTTTTTCTCCGCGCTCCACCCCTTCGTCGCCTCAAGGATTTCCTCTTTGGCCTGCGCGGCCATTCCGCGTATGTGCTGGCGCACGGCAGATTTCATGTCGGCTATCGCCGATATGGCGGCAGGCGTCTTGTCCCCGCGCAGGATCGCCGTGGCCACCTCCGGCTTCTTGTCCGCTTCCTCGGCGAACTTCCCGGCGCGTTTCACCGTGGCAGGACTGACGTGGTTCTCGGCGGCGAGCTTTTCGGCCACATTGATCAAAGGTTCATTTTGACCCTTTGATTTATGGTCGCCACCGTGCTTGCCCTTTGCGCGATTAAACCGACGACCAAGAATCAGCTTGCGAGCATCGGCGGTCAGATTGCGACGGCCCAACTGGTTCTTCTCGATCCAGTCGATGGCCTCTTCGTCGTCAGCGAATTCCTTGGAAACCGTCTTGAACGGAATCCCGAAGTTGGTGCAAATCTCGTAGCGGTTGTGGCCGTCAACGATGACATCGCCCCAGACCACCAGCGGGTCGCGGCATCCATCGGAGGCAAGGTTGCGCCGAAGTTGGTCAAGCTCTTCGCTCGTCGGCGACGGGATCAGGTCGCGGAACTTTGGGTTGATTGTGAGTTTCACCGGACTACCCGACCTTCTTTATGACCAGACCTGGAAAACGACGGCGCACCTCAAGCATCAGCCGCCTGGACTCGCGCTGGCCCAGCAGAACCTTCCGAAGATGGCCTCGGCAGACGCCGAGCTTATCGCTCGCCATACCGATCCCGACGAAACGGGGCCGCTCGATAACCTCACTCTTGTTTTTCTTTGCCATTTTCAACCTCTCGACTTTCTGGGCCATTTGCGGTACTTTCTGATTGGAACTCGTACTATGTGACGCGAACCGTAACACCAATTGGATGTATGCGTCAACACTAAAAGGTGATTATTATGAAAAAAAGTTGCGGTGAAAGATTGAGGGAACTACGCGGGTCCATGTCGCAGGCTGAAATAGCCCGTAAAATAGGCATGAAACAGCAGAACTGGAACCGCTACGAAAGCGGCGAACAGATGCCGGGAGCGGAACAGCTACACCGGATAAGCGTTGGACTAGGCGTATCCGCCGACTGGTTGCTCGGAATTGAGAAGAACGGCAGAACCGAAGACATGTTCTCCGGCCTACTTGCGACCAAGGACGACCCGCAAGCCAAAAGGCCAGCCAACGCACCACGCGACCAGGACATGTTCGCCACAATCAAGCTACAGTCCGAAACCATCAACTCGCTACAGGAAACAATAGCTAGGTTGTTGGGTAGGAAATGAGGGACGCATGCTGACGAAAATCAAAGATGCCGTGCGTAAATTCATGGGCAGGCAGATAAGCACCATGACGGTCGCCGTGGTAGTGGTCGTCGTTAATGCCATATTTTCAATATCATCGTGCAGGCACACAACCGATGCCGCGTACACGGCGTCTTGGGACCAACAAATAGACGGAGCAAGAGAAATCAGAGAAGTGAAATATTCCATCGACAGACAACTTTCTGACATCGACGGGCGACTTTCCGATATCGAAGAACAAATAAGGTACTTGCGAAACGGCGACTGACATGCCCCGCGCCTGCCCAACCCAGATCCGCTACGGTAGCGGGACCATTAACCCCAAGGGTGAACGCTTCGACTGCTTCCTGTGGGACGGGCGCACCCGCTACAGGAGCCGCCAGCCGAACCTCGAAATGGCGCGGGTCTGGATCGACATGATGGAGGACTCGAAGAAGACGGCCAGGAAGCCGCTGACCAACCTCCAGCTTGCCGACGCCCAGATGGCCCTGAACATCCTGCCAGCCGGAACCAGCCTGACCGAGGCGGCGAGGCTGACGTCCGACCACCGCGCCAAGACCGACCTGCGGCCCATCCTGCTGTCCGACGCGCTGGACGAGTTTCTGGACGCCAAGGCCCACGGAACAGCCGAGCGCACCCGGACGGCCTACGCCCAGAACGTGCGCCAGTTCATGGCCATGACGGGCGACAAGCTCGTCCCGTCTACATCCAAGGCCGACGTCGAGCAGTTCATCGCAGGCTACGGACCCGTCACCCGCAACAACAAGATCAGGAACCTCGCCATTTTCTTCAACTGGTGCGCCAAGAAAAAGTACCTGTCCGAGCCGCCCACGGCCACCGTAGAGCGGTCCCGCGAGCAGGAGCCACCCAAGTCCGTATTCACCGTGAAAGAGGCGCAGGCGTTGCTGTGGGCGTCGGAATCGATCAACCCCGGCATGGTCCCATACCTCGCCATCGGCCTGTTCTCCGGCATGAGGCCGGAGGAACTGCAAAAGCTACCTCCGTCCAAAATCGGGAAAAAGTACATCGCCTGCGACGGGAAGGTCGCAAAGACCCGCGATGCGCGGACCATCCCCATCCTGCCCAACCTACGCGCATGGCTGGACCGCTACCCGCCAGCCGGACCCCGCATCCACCCGCCCGTCAGCTCGCGCCGTGGAATCTACGGACTGCTACAGGCCATCTGCAAGGCGGCGAAGGTCGAATGGAAGCCGGACGCCATGCGCCACAGCTACGGATCGATGGCCTACGAGGCCGACCCGTCCCACGACGCGGCCCGTATCGCCGCCGACATGGGCCACCACGGCACGGCCATCTTCTTCAAGCACTACCGCGCATTGGCGCAACCAGGCGACGGCAAGAAGTACTTCGCCATCCGTCCAAAGAAGTGACCCTATTCCAACGCTATTCCAACAGCAGTCGCAAGTGGCCGATTTGCAACGACGGGAAAAGCCTTAGGATCTGGTGGAGCAATCCTTGCGGGTTCGAGTCCCGCCCCGTCCATATCCCCAGCAAATACCCGCATTTAGGCCAGCATCCACGGCCTTCATGCTCTCGGACTCCGTTTTTCTGTGATGTCCGTTTCTGCCTAGCCATGCGCGTTTTCGCCTGTTTTTGCCCATCTATTCCAATTTTATTCCAACGGCTTGCGGCGAGGGATACAAGGCGGAAGCAGAGGCAGAGGTTCAACAGGAGGTTTTCGATGGCTTGGTACAATCCGAAAGACTGGAGCGTCAACGGCAACAAGCTATGGCCAGCGGCCATCGGCGGCGTCCTCGGACTTGCCGCGGGTCCGCTTGGCGCGGTTGCCGGAGCTGGATTGGGATACGCCGCAACCTCCATGTACAACAAGGCGAACCCGAAGGGAACGCCCGGATTCACGGGATACGACCCGGCCTACTACTACTCCATCATGGCCGAGCAACAGCAGGCTCTGATGGAAGGCCAGATGGAAATGCAGGCCAAAGCCGCCGCCCAGCAGGCCGACCTCCAAAAGCAGCAGATGGATCTAGCCCGAGAGCAGATGCTCAAGCAGGAGCAGATGGCCCAGCTCGCCAACCAGGAATCCCAGAAGAATCCATCTGACTTCGCGCAATCCAATGCGGCTGATACCCGTCGCAAGCAACTTCTCCGGCGCGGACTGATGTCCACCTTCACGCGCTATGCACAAGCGTCTGGCGGGTCGAGTTCAGCCATGCCAGCCAAAGCCGAAAAGCTGGGCGGATAAATGCCGAAGGGAATCCAGTTCAAGACCGACACCGCCGAGCTGGTCCAATGGCTATCCAAGCGCAAGATATCGCTCGAGAAGGCCCGCACCCCGATGGAAGCGGTCTGGAAGGACATCCGCCTGTACTTCGAGCCGTACCTCGGCAAGGCGCTGATCGAAGGCGACCCCAACCAGCGCACCGCCGACCGCGACGACGAACTGATTTTGAACAGCACCAGCCGCATCGCCCTCGGTCGCATGGCCGCTGGCCTGCAATCCGGCATCACGAACCAGTCCCGCCAATGGTTCAAGCTGAACAGCCTCGACCAGAAGGCCAAGGAAATGTCGGCGGTGAGGACATGGCTCGATGAAACCACCGAGACTTGCTCCGGAATCCTGAACCGCTCCAATGCGTACCCGGCGCTCGACCAGATCTACAAGCACTTGGGCGAGTTCGGCACGGCGGCAGGCGTGGTCTACGCCGACGAGGAAACCGACCTGCACATCTACATCGCCGACTGCGGCTCGTACTGGCTGGCCGAGAACCGCAGGGGCCGCGTCGAAACGATGCTCTACCTGCGCCAGATGTCGCTCGTCCAGATCCGCGACGAGTTCGGAGAGGACTCCCTACCCGCCCAGTTCAAGGAACGCATCAAGCGGGGCGAGGAAGAATCCATAGAAAAGGTCTACTGCCACATCTGCCGAAACGACCCGAAGCGCATCAAGGATGCCGACTCCACCCGCCCGTTCGTATCGATCTACTACCTCGACAGCCACAAGGACAACGGAGCGGACGGCATCCTCGCCATCCGCTCGTTCTCCTACAACCCCATCATCGCCCCGCGCTGGGAGGTCTACGACAGCGTGTACGGCGTCGGGTGCGCCCACCACGGCCTCGGAGATGCCAAGCAGCTCCAGAAGCTCGAGGAAGACAAGCTCCGCGTGGTCGAGCTGGAAGTGGACCCGCCCATGCTGGTCCCAGACAGCATGAAGCTGGAAGCCGTTGACACCGGGCCGGGCGGCATCACCTACTACCGAGAGATGGGGGGCGGCGGCAAGCCCACGGTCGGACGCCTGTTCGAGACGAACAGCCAGCTCCAGCCCGTCCTGCTGGCCATCCAAGATACCGAGGCCCGCCTGTCGCGGACGTTCTACAGCGACTTGTTCGCCATGATGATCAACCTCCAGACCCAGCCCAAGCAGATGACGGCGCGGGAGGTCAACGAACTGTCGGGCGAAAAGGTATCCCTCCTAGGCCCGATCCTAACCCGCATGAACTCGGACCTGCTGGACCCGCTCATCGACGCCGTGTTCGCCATCGCCATCGAGAACGGACTCATCAAGGACGCACCGCCCATCCTCAAGGGCAAGCCCCTGCGCGTCGAGTACGTGTCGAGCCTGCACGTGGAGCAGGCCGCTACCACCCGCCTGTCCGGCCTATACCGCATCGCCGAGTTCGCGGCTGGCATCGCCAAGTTCAACCCCAACATCGTGGACAAGCTCGACACCGACCAGATGGTGGACATCGCCGCCACCAGCCTGACCGAAAACGGAGTGGTCCGCGACGACGAGGACGTGGCCAAGATCCGGCAGGCCCGCGACGAACAGCAGCAGAAGATGATGCAGCAGGAGATGCAGGCCAAGTACGCCCCGGCGATGGCCAAGGCCGCGAAAGACCTGTCCCAGACCCCTGTTGGCGAAGGCAACGCTCTTGAGGCTATAGCCGCAGGAGGCCAGCAATGAACGGCTACGTCGACCGCCGCAACGATCTGATCAAGCGCCTCGACGAGGAAACGGAACGCCGCTTCATCGCCGACGTGCGCGAAGTCATGGACACCCCGGCTGGCCAGCGCCTGTTCGTCGCCATCATCAACAAGGGCGGCTTGTTCCAGTTCTCCAAGCGCGACGACAACCACGCCTACGTCTGCGGCAAGCACGACGCCGTCCTCCAGCTTTTCAAGACCATCCGCGCCATCGCCCCGCATTCCGCCACCAAGGCGCAGATCGACTGGGACGACCACGAAACGCGGAAAATGAAGGCGTTGGATGAACTGAACGAGACACCATGAAAAACCAAGGAACACCATGAAAACGATACGCCGCTGGATGATGTTTAAACCCGATGGAGCCGGAGGTCCGTCCGGCGCACCCGCCGCCACGCCTTCCGCACCACCCGCTACCCCTCCGGCAACGCCACCCGCAACGCCGCCACCCGCCGCCCCTGCGGCCCCTCCCGCGGCTCCGGCCACGCCGACCGCACCTTCTGCACCTCCCGCCCCCGCAACGCCCCAGGCGCAACCTTCGGCGACCGGAGAACCCATTTCCCTGCTGGCTGGAGACGATGCCCCAGCCGCGCCGGAACCCGCCATCGCGCCGGAAGTCCTCGAGCAGTTCCTGACCTCCGTGGATCTCAAGTTCAAGCCGGAAGGCGCGGAACAGGAGATCGAACTGGACCGCGAAGGGCTGAAGGCCGTCCTGCCGGAGATCCTGAAGCTGAACCCGAAGGCCACCAAGGAACAGGTCGCCGCCATCGCCAAGGCCAACGCCGCCTACCAGGTGTCCCAGATGAAGGCCGAGGCCCAGCGGAGCAACGAGCTGATGGGCGCGATGGTCGCCAAGGTGAAGGAAACCTTCGGCAACGACCTCCCCGCCGTCATCGGCTTGGCCAAGAAGGGCGGTGCGACCCTGTTCGGCAGGGAGGTCTGGGCGGAACTCGCTTCCGTTCCGGCCTTCTCCAACGACCACCGCATCATCGCGGCACTCGCCCATTTCGGGCGTTCGATTTCGCCGGACCAAGGTCCGGGCGGCGGCTCCGGCGGCGGGGCCGAAAAGGATTTCTTCACCCGCTGGACCCAACCTCCTGCGGAGTGACGAAGTGGCGTTGCCCGCGTGGGCAGGCCATGTGTTGAAGGTTAGAAACAGAAGGATAGCATATGGCCTTGAAAGCCCATACCAGTCTGACATACCGATCGATGTCGGATGGACTTGTGAACAACAAGTTCGACAAGGAGATCGTTGACCTGCTGGTGCAGGAGAACCCCATCCTCGACGACATGGTCGTGGTGGAAGCGAATGACGGAAGCTCGGAAAAAGTGACCATGCGGACGGGCGTCAGCTCGGCCACGTGGACCGCTTTCTACGAAGGAGTGCAGGCCAGCCACGGTTCGCGTCGGCAGGTCCGCAACACCAGCGGTCGCCTCCGCACGAAGATCGAGGTCGATGCCGACCTGTTCGATTCTTCGCCCGACAAGAACGCAGTCCTGCTCGACGAAGTGGCCGACCACGCCGGACAGATGGGCCAGGAGATGGCCGACTGCCTTTTCTACGGCAAGATCGAGAGCGAACCCCGGAAGTTCAACGGGTTCATCAACATCTACGACACCTTGGGCGGCAGCTCGTCCACGGACGACCGCGTGGCCAAGCACTACGTTTTCGACGGCAAGTCGGCCTCGCAGGCTTCGACCGCCATGCTCCGCTCCATCTGGCTCATCGGCTGGGGTTCAAAGGCCATCCGCTCTTTCTACCCGCAGATGTCCAAGGCGGGTCTTGATCGCGGCCAATGGAAGAAAGTGGACGCCGAAGACGGCATCACCACGGGCGCGACCCTCGAACTGTACCGCCAGTACATGACGTGGCAGCTCGGCCTGTCCGTCCGCGACTTCCGCTACGGTGCGCGTATGGCCAACATCCAGGCCGACGAAATGTTCGACACGTCGGGCGTTCCCGACTACGTCGCCCTGCTCCGGCGCATGGTCACCCGCGTCAAGTCGGACGGGGTTAACCAAGCCTTCTACATGGACAAGATCACCCTCGAGGCCGTGCAGGAATGGCTCGCGGCCAAGACCATGACGAATGCGCTGACCTTCCAGCAGGTCCAGCAACGCATGACGCCCGTCCTGTTCGGCATCCCCGTCCGGACTAACGACGCTCTCAACACCAACGAAGACGAGGTGACGGCGTAAGCCGCCCCTCCACAGAAAGGAATGCACTAAAATGCAAATCAACCTCAAAGACATGTTCTGCGACGAGCTGGCCTCGACCGATCAGGCCGCGCTCTCGTCCACCGACACCCTCGATTGGGGCGCGGCTGGCAACGACATCGACGGCGAACTCCGCTGGTTCGTCCTCAACACCCGTGCGGCCACCTCGGCTGGCGCGGCGACCCTGACCATCACGTGGCAGACCAGCGCCAACAACAGCAACTGGACCACGCTCTACACCAGCGCGACCTTCACCTTGGCGCAATGCGCCGTGGCCGGATCGTACTTGGTGAACGGGTTGACCTTGCCGACCGGACTGCTCCGGTACAACAAGCTGGTCTTTACCAGCGCGGGCGCGAACTGGACCATCGCCCCCCTGCTCACCGCAGGCGTCGTGAAGAACGACATGGTCGTGGAATAGTCCACCGATGACGATTGGGTCCACGGGGCTGGCTGGCGGTTCTTCACCGTGTCCGCTGGCCACCCCGTGTACTCCTACCCATTTTAGAAAAGAACCAGGAGTCCACAAATGAAACTAGTCTGCACCCATAAATGCTTCCTGCTCGGCAGAAGCATCAAGTCCGGAGAAATCGTCGAGATCCCGCAAGCCCTGCTGGAGAAGGACAACGTCAAGTCGTCGTTCGCCACGCCGGAAGAAGTCGAAGTCGCCGAGAAAGCCGCCGAGGCCGACCGCTCCGACCTGACGGCGAACGAATACTCCCGCCGCCTCGAGGACGCCGGAGTCGCCATTCCGCCCAAGGCCACCCGCTCCGAACTGAAGAAGCTCTACGTCGCCACGTTCGCCGTCCGCAAGGAAGCGAAGGCCGACGCCAAGACTTCCAAGAAGTAGGCTTCCATGTCAACGGCCCTCACGATCACCGTAGACGAGATCAACGGACGGCTGAAGTTCAGCCGCAGCATCTTTCTCGGCTCCGAGTACGACATCACCTGGGCCGGACTGGCGGCAGGAGCGCCAAACCCGACGCTGTCCCTGTTCGACTGCTACGGCAATGCGCTGTGCGTTTCCGTCGCGGCCACCGGATCGCTCAAGCTCAACACGCTCGAACTGATCGCGCTGTGGGAAAACATGAGCAGAAACTCGAAAGCCGTCCATGCCTACGCCTACGAAGACTCCGTCATTCTTGGAACGTCCGTCATCCCGCTGACTTGGTCTCCGCTTTCGTTCGAGGTCGGACCCAGTCCGGTTTCCATCATCGGCATCAAGGATCTGCTTGAAGCGCACATCCTCGACTCAACCATCCACGTCGGAACGGGAACCCTTGCCCAGATAGGCGGGGCGACCGCCGTCCACCAGCACAACGCCACGGACGGACTGTTCATCCTGCAAGACAACATCCTGTATCAAATGAAGTTCGCGCATGTCGGCGGGCAGCTAACCAGCTACTACGAGGCCATCACGCCATGAAGAAAACCATTTTTATTTTGTTTGCGCTGATTTTGTCAACCTCCGCACAGGCGCGGGTCGTCGGCGTCATGGCGAACGAAACCACCGGAGCTGCAATCCCTCCGGCTTTCGAGTCGCGCATCGCGGTAATTCCGCAGAAAGCAGACAAGACGTGGGTCGGAGATCAGATCGCCGACGCACTCAAAGACATGGTGACGCCAGACGAATTGGGATATATCGCCATCGAACCCCGCTTCACGGCATGGACGAACTTGTGGAACCTGGCCATCACCAACCACCTCGGCCTGACCGCCAGCAACGTACACGGCGTGACGAGATCCATGATCGGTGCTGTCAGCACGGCGGAAGTCGGCGTAGTTT